CACATGCAAAGATGACGCGCTCGACGGTGCTTCTGTTGAATGTGTTGGTGTTTATCATGAAGGGTGCTATAATCTAAAAATACTATTGAGTTTAAAAGGCGTTGCTAATACAATTGACTTTTCGCAATACCCTATGCCTATTCCTTTCTTTGGTGATAAGGTGAGAGGTGTATTAACAGGATATAGAATATGAAAAGTAAAAAGAAAAAACAACCTCCCCTTGTAATGGACTTTGAACTTTTATTTCAGGGTGAGGGTAGGTTCTTTAAGGAGAGCACTGGTGTCATAAGGAGACGTGTCTACGAAAGTAAAAAGGGACGTTATATTTTATACAAGGGTTATAGGATGCCTGTAGAATCTGAAATGAATGTAATACTCCCTAGAACTTTAGTATTTAAAGGAAATAAACCGTGAAAGAAAAGAAACCTGTCACATACGAAAACTTTGGCAAGCGTCCTGATAGCATGGGTCTATTCTGGAACGAACCTAAAGCTATTAAACCGCCTCCAGCTGAAAAAGTTAAACGTATTCCGCCTGAGCCTACATGGTTAGAAGATGATTATTTACCTAACCTAGAAGAAGCTCTTGCTTGGAATCCTGATTTATATACACCTGAAGAAATGTGGCAAGCTGCTTCAGCGGGTGAGCGTGTGGTATTCGATATTGAGTCTTACCCTGATTACTTTCTTATAATGTTCAAATCGGTTACGACTGGTAAAATATGTTATTTTGAGAAAACAGAAAACATCGAACTTGCTATACCAGCTCTCCAGTATATAACAAGTAAGTTTTGTCTTATTGGTTTTAACTCTTATGGATACGATATACCTATTCTAACACTTGCAATGGCGGGAGCGTCTTTTGAAGAATTACAAATAGCAAACGATCTCATTATTAAAGAGCGTTACAGACCTTATGAAATATTAAGACACTTTAAAAAGAAATCGGCTAAGTTTAATCATATAGATTTAATTAGCGTTGCCCCTTTATCAGGTTCACTTAAAGAATACGGCGGTCGTATGCACACGAAGCACATGCAGGACTTGCCAGAAGTAAATCCGATGCACAGATCGCTGAAGCTGTAATTGCTAGTGAGCTTGTCCGTAAGACTGGTGTTAAACCAGTTAGACAAGAGATACTAGAGTTCACAAAATACAAATACGAAGCACCTGCTTTTCTTAATTTTAAGACTGTTGAAATGCAAGCTGTAATGGATAAAGTTAATAGCTCTATATTTATGATCAGCGAGTCTGGTGCTTTAACAGCCCCTCAAGATTGGAAAGCTAACAAGAAAGAAAAGACAGAAGGTATGAAGTTTGCTATAAACGAAACGACTTATCAAATGGGGATAGGCGGTTTACATAGCTGCGAATCTAACCGAGCAATCTTTAGCGACGAAGAATATATTCTTGTGGACAGAGATGTTAGTTCTTATTATCCTTTTATTATTTTATTATTGGGTTTATACCCTGAACATTTAGGTTCTAACTTTTTAGAGATTTATAGGAAAATTGTCTATCAGAGATTAGAAGCTAAAAAGACAGGTAATAAGAAAGTTGCGGATTCTTTAAAGATTACAATTAACGGGACTTTCGGTAAACTAGGAAACAAATGGTCTATCATGTATTCTCCTAGATTGCTTTTACAAGTAACGCTGACAGGGCAATTAAGCTTGCTATATCTTATTGAAAAAATAGAGCTTGCTGGAATTAGAGTTGTTAGTGCTAATACAGACGGGATTGTTATTAAGTGTCCACGGCGTAGGAAACATGAGCTCGATCATATTGTCGCTGAGTGGGAAGATGAAACTGGTTTTGATACAGATGAAAATCTCTACAACGCCCTCTTGTCGCGTAGTGTAAACGATTACATGGCTGTTCAGGTAGACGGGAAAGTAAAAGGTAAAGGGGGTCTTGGATGGGGTATAACTGAGCTTTTTAAGAACCCTGTAAATGGCGTTTGCATTACTGCTATCGAAAACTTTCTTTCTAAAGGAATACCAATAGAAGAAACGATACATAATTGCACGGATGTGACTCAATTTTTAACTGTTCGTAAGGTTACAGGCGGGGCTGTAAGGAACGGGGTTTACTTAGGCAAAGCTATACGCTGGTATTATGCAACGGACGCGGCAGGGTGCATTGTCTACGCTAAAAGCGGCAACACTGTTCCAAAGAGCGAAGGAGCTAAAGGTCTCCAGCTCTTACCAGACGAAGTTCCCCATGATTTAGATTATCAGTGGTATGTTAAAGAAGCTTATCAGATGCTTCATGATACAGGATACCCTGTTAATTTAAATAGCACCGAGTGAAGTTAAACACTAAAAAATCTTCACTCGGTGCATCATTATCCTAAGATAAAGTTATAGCAATTTCAGCACTTAAATTGTAACCGTTGCCCCAGTGGTCTAATGCAGCCACTCTAGCGTAATAAGTGGGGGCTAGACCTGTATTCAGTATGTCAAAAGTAACGGTATTAAAAAGACCTCTTGCAACTATAAGGGGGTCTGTTTCAGTGAAACCTTGAGTATCGCTTGCCCATATAATATATTCTTTAATGTCTGTATCATTAACAGCATCGAAAGAAGCTTGTATTGTATGTGTTGTAGAATTAACTGAAACTTCTGTAATGCTAATATTAGCAGGGACAGCGGCAAGAGGGTTTGTAATATCAAGCTCTGTAGATGGTTCAGTTACACCTGTAGTGTTCTTTGTAGCGACATTAAATTTAAGGTTTCTTTCAGGGGTTCCGCTAAAATCTGTAATTGCTTCTTCATAACTGTAGTCGTGACTTGTTCCTGAAATTTCTATTTCAGCTACCTGTGAAGAATCTGATCCTTTTAGAACTCTTAGTAGGTAGCTTGAAGCACCCGCTGCAACGTCCCAAGCAAGCCTTGCCGCTGTCCCTGTAAAAGGGGTCAATAATCTTAGATTTGAAACTTCTGAAGGTGGTTCAGATTGGTCAACTAATAAAATATTTTCAGTTACTGTTGATCCAGTGAATACACCTATACCCCTTACCCTTACCCAGAAGGATCCAACTCTACCTTCTATTCGCGAAGAGTTAGACAATGTAACCTCAGCTAATGTAAATGTCTCATTGTCGTAACTATATTCGACTTGATAAGAATTAGCGGCGTTACTTAGAGTCCATGTAGCTACGACCAGTATGGCTTCGCCTGCTTCTTGCGTAAGCTGTAAATTATCTATAAAAGGTATTTCGCTTTCCTGAATTTCCACTTCGTTTATCGGGGCAGTGTCGTCTATACCGTAAACACGGTTATCATTATTAACGCAATTAATTTTAATTTCGTCATTGTCTTTAGGTGTTATTGAAACAACTCTTAACATTTCAAGAGAGTTGTCTACTTCACCGAAGACGAAAATAACAGGCTCCTGATATTGAGTTCTAACCATGTTAGCTGAGTCGAATGCTTCCAGTATGGAGATTCTATCGGTAGAAGTTTCTTCGTTTAATACAGCGTATGGCCCTAGGACGTTACCTAATTTACTTCTGAAATACACAGAGTAATTTTTACCAGCTTCCATCAAAACTTCTTTATTTAATATAACAAGCTGAGATTCTATTGTTTCCACAAATCCAGATACAGAGTCTCTTTTTAAACCGTGTGAAACACCTATTAAAGAATTTACATTCGGGATATGACCTTCTAACCCTGTGGAAAAAGTGAACTCCTCCCTCATGTAAATTGCCTTTGCCCTTATATGTAAACCTTCTTGATATGCTTTGTCAGCATTTGTAATACCTTTAATTTCTAACGAGCTAGGGTTTAAGCCCTGATCGTCACCTACAAGGCACAGAAGTGTTCTAGGTTTCCATGTTTCTTCGTCTGTGAATTTTATTTCTAAACCGTCAGGGTCGTTGTCTTTTCTAAAACCCATGTTCCATTCAATACTACCTTTGATAATATTGTTAGGTGTAAATATAGCTGACGGAGTTTCTTCAAAATCGTCAACTGCAAGAGATAATTTAGAACCGTTCATTACAGGAATAGCCCTGCCGACTGCAAGAACTAATCTTGCTGCGTCCCAGCAATTTGTCGCATTTTGGAAACTATAGTCGCAATTTACCCCGTTAGCTGCAAACTGAGATCTTATTTCCATTAGTTTAGGGAAATCGAAAAAGCTATCAGGTCTTCTGCCTCCGTGCTCACATCTAAAAATATGTATGGCTTGATCAACTGGATTTCTAGTAGCTGTAGGACTGTTCCAAGTTTCTGTAACTTCATTCCATGTTTCTAATTTACGAGTCTGATAAAGATTAAATTTTCTAGCAGAGCTATCATTTAAATTATTAGTTGCTAATGCTTTGACTGCGATAACTGTAACATTTCCAAAACTACTGTTCCCGACATGAAAACCCTTTGTTGATTCCCATGTAGCTGTGTTGACAGCTCTGCTTGATTCGTCTTTGTTGTTTCTTCTAATTGCTCTTACTTCGTATCTTCCTGGAGAAAGATTACCTACCGCATAAGTAAATCTTTGAGTTGTGTTAGTGGCTAAAGTATGTGTTTGATAACGTAAAACATTCCATCCCCCTGTAAGCGTGACTATTGTATAAGTGACAACTTCTCTTATTGTGCTGCTGATGGTGTTGGTAACTGTTGTCCCGTTGGCAAAATTATGAGACTCTTGAATCTTTGTATTTGAAACAGTCTCCCAGTCACCATATGAAGTCCCGTGTCTAAAATTATAGCTGTTTCTTGTTTGTCTTACGACTTGTTTAAACGTTGTCCCTGTGGAACCGTCAATTACAGCGTTACCGTTATCGTCGATCTGTCTATATTGAAATTCAGTTGTTATAACCCTCGAATTAAAACCACCGTTGTCATTAGAATAATAAAGACCTCCGCTATATACAAGATCCACCTCTATTCTATTTATTTCCGTTCCTATATCGTTTATCGCAAAGTTACCTTTAAAACCGTCATAGTCATCTTCGTTAGGCCCATGAAGCTCGATGTTGTTTACTTCAGCTATTGTTTGACCACCTGTTCTAAAAAGAGTAACGGATCCTTGCGGAGGGACAACCTCCACTTCAACATCTTCAAATTCAGAGATTGGTGTATTGGAAAAATACATATCTGATAAAGAGACATCATACTCACCCTTCCCAATACAATACAAAGAAGTTTGAAATTGATCGTTCCCTGAATAGTAGCTAACAGAAGCAGCGGCTAAATCAGGCCAGTTCCTTATTCTACCCATATGGTCTGGAATAGGCTGACCTAGTTTATTTGCATTTGTTTGACCTTTAAGGCTATACACTGTGTCACCCTCTTGTGTTTCCCCTATAGCCTTTGGCTGCTGTGCGAAGGTAGTTGCAACTACAGCAGCAACTACAGCTACTAGAACAGCTACAATAAGCGTAACAGGGTCTCCTAGCAAGACTGTTACTGTAACAATATCCCCCTTTTTAAGTTTTATAAGAGGGTATTCTTTTTGCATTACATCATTACCGTTAATCTGAACGAGAGTTGGTAATTCAAATTGAACCCACTCTTTACCGTCTCTATCAAGCCATTCTTTTATTGTTGAACCTAAAGGGACAACATGCTTAACAGCTGTCTTGTGATCAAAGTAATTAGGGATTTCAACTATATAAGGCATAATATTTTACTTGTTTAAATTCTGATTTAATTAAAGACAAGTCATCTAAAACCACCATCCCAGACATTCCAGAAGCATCTCTTTTAGCGTGTAACACTTTAAATTTACCTGTGGAAGTCACGATAATAACTCCGCAGTGATGTATGAACTTTTCTTTTTTAGAAAGAGCTACTGCACACAAATGAAAAGGCTTTTCGATTTGAATCCATCCTTCGTCTATATGATCTTGAAACCCTTTAATAATGCTGTCGGTTTCTTTACGACTAACATTTTGATAAAAAGGAAGGTCTTTACCTAAATGATTTTTATAGATATCCACAATTAAAGTCCAGCAATCAAAGCCGTTTGTCCCGTCACCTTTGGGATGCCATGCTTTCCCTATGTAATTTAATAGATCCATTATAGTGTTTTAAAGATTGTAGATTCGTAGATGTCGCTAAGAAATGTTTTGTTAATGATATCAGCGACTGTAGCTGTAGCCGATACTTCGAAAGGTGATATTTTAGCCCCAGATAAACTGAGCTCTATTGGAGGATCTATCTGGGGCTTGGTTAGGTTGCTTTTAAGATACTCGCGATACTCTGTGATAATGGGTTCATTAGGAACAGACCTAGCTGCTTTAAGCGCATCACTAACTTGCATGTCTGTATTTGCAATAACAAGATTAAGGTCGGCAAACCCTTCTTTAGACTTAGCAGGTAATGAAAATTTAATCCCTGCTGCCTTACAGTATTCGGGTTCACCACCTTCAGAAAGCGGAAGCGTCATGTCATTGAAAGCTTGAACTAAGTTTATAGAACCCCCTTCCATTGTGCTATGCCTAAAAGTTAAAACAGGGATAACAGGATCGTTGCTTATAGCAGTTGCATAAGCTTCTAGTAGCGCGGCAGATCTACTCATGATATTAGGATAAAGATTCCCAAACAAAGAAGCTTAGGATAGTGCTAATTACTAATATAAGATTAAATACTTTCATTTTTAAGTTTTCATTTTGGTCTCCTACAAGTGCTCCTTTTACGTGACAGCACGCGGCAAATATACCACCAATCTGACGTAAAGGTATATTTGCATATATCCCTTTGTCAAACCACCATTGAGATGAAGAATGTTCTAGAAAATGACGACCCCATGCAGAACCCCACCACAAATTATCCCCTGAGTCACAAAAGAAAGAAATTGTAATTCCTATAACTAACCATTGTTGACCTGTTCTTTTCTCTCTAGTAAATACAGCTTTTATAAAAGCTAAAAACCACATTGTAATGACAACGCCAGCTGATATTACAGTAGGCGTTGTTAAACTTAGAGATACTATTTCTGCAATTTTATCTATTGTATAATTAAACATTGTTTTGTGATGAAACTTCGGCTAATACTTTTTCAGTTAGCTTTTCTATTCTATTTGTTGTAGGTATTAATTCTTCAGACAATGTAACTCTACCTCTAAGCTCTCCTACTTCACCAGTAAGATTTGTATGAGAAGCTCTTATTGTCTTTAACTCTTCTTTTGTTTCTTTTTTTTCAGCAATGTGCATTTTCCAAAAAATACCAACTACTGAAACCAAAGGCGTTATAATAGCAACACCTATCATCCATAATGTGCTTTCTTGCATGCTCTAACTGTTTAAATGTTTCTGCCATAAAATCTCTAACTTATCTTCTTCTGTTATAGGAAGTATTTGAGATGGGGGTATATTAGACTTCATAACTAGATTAAACCTGTTCTTTAAAGTAGCTGAAGCGATCCATTGTGAAAGACGTTCCATGTTAGCAGGGTTAGAAAGAAAAGCTTCTCCTTTCTCTGTATCGATAAAACCTAATTCTATTAGGACTGCTGAATGTTTGTTTCTAAGGACAGTAAACCCAGCTTCTTTATCTGCATCTCCGTCACTAAAGTCGGTTCTCTGAACTTGGTTAGGTAGGAATTTTTCAGCTTGCTTATATAACTCATCTGCCCAAGAGTCAGAGCTAGTCTGTCCACGTGATGTAAAGATTTCAATTCCGTCCCCTTTACCAGCATTACAATGAACAGAAAATGAATCTGCTGCTAACTCGTTTGCAAGCTGCACTCTCTTTTGTAAAGAAAGAAAAACATCTGTAGACCTTGTCTTGTGGACATAGTTTCTATGGAATCCGTTAAGAACTAATTGCTCTTTTATGATTTCACAAGTTCTGTTAGTAACTATTAAAGTAATGTCTTTTTCAAGAACATCGCCATCTATAGAAACAGCTCCAGAATCTTTGCCTCCGTGTCCAGCGTCTCCGATTAAATTTCTCATTTTATTTCTGAGGGGTTATAATTGGAAGCTGCTCTAGTTTCTTGTTTACTTTATCTTCGGCTTTACCTGCAAAATTGCTAGCTACGTTGCTAATAAGTTCACGGTCAACTCTCGTGGAAAGCTCTCCTGTCATAGGGTTCATCATAACCTCACAAGAAGTGAGTGTGATTAAAAAGAAAGAGGTTGATAGTAATAGTAGTGTTTTCATAGTTTTATTATTTTTGGAAATAGTTTCTTGCAGAACGGAAAGCTCCCCAGATCATTCCTGCGACAGCTACAAGTGACAGATACGAAGTTGAGGTTTGGGTAGCTTCATTGAATGTCTCCACAGTTTGTGAA